GTCCAAGCTGGTCACAATAGCGACAGAAGCTGCACCACCTACGTTACCGATAGCAATGTCACCAGAGTAAGCATCAAAAGGGGCAGCACCAGAAGCTGCAACCTGTGTCTTCTCTGTGCCACTGATGGTCATGTCTTTGCCGACCATACCGAAGGTAGTTGTTACCATCTGGTTAGGAGCAAGGGAGATACCCATAGTGGAAACTGAGAGACCTGTAAACAAACGAGCTTGGTCAATATCAGCAGCATAATCTTCTACAGAGAAGAACTTAGGTGTAGTACCAACTTTAAGTACGTTAGTAGCCCATGTATTCAGCATAGCTGATTCAAGGAAGGCATCGTAGTCAGCATCACGAAGATCAACTGCAATGTCGCCAGCTACTTGACGGTTACCGTGACGGTCTACACGAGGCATACGGTCAGATTGGATGTCGTTACCAGCTACACGGTCTTTAGTGAGGTTCAAAGAGTGAGTGCTGAAAGGAAGGTTAGTGAAGTCACCAGCAGGTGTCGTACCAAACGTAGATTCTACGATGTAAGACAAGCTGGAGCGTGAGCCTTGTGCGAAAGCCATTGTGTGTTTCTCCTAGAGGAAAGTTATTTATATATGTACCAAGCGATGTTAATGGGAACGTAATACCAAGGGCTATCAATAAAACCTTGCTGACGATCAGCATATTCTATGGACACTTGGATCGTCTCAAGATCACTGTTAGTAAATGAGATGTCGGTAGTAGCCTCAAAGGCTTCTGTGACGAGGTTAGCATAGTCGTCAGCGGTAGATGGACCATTACCTTCAGGACAATATACTGTCACTGATAACAAACCTTCATAACGCTGCTGTGGATTTAAGCCCCGTACAGCGGGTCTACGTGTCGTTGGTATATACATGACCTTAAGGAAGCTAGTACCTGTTGTAGGGTCAAATGGGACGTTCTCGTAGGCTATTGCAGGTAGTCCCGCAGTAGTAGATAGGTGAGACTCAAGAGCAGCACGAATGTCATTGTGAATACTAGCCATTAAAAGTTCACCCTCTTAACTCTTGCGAAGATATGGTATCCCCACTTCTCTTCTACGTCTTGGGCGTGAGTTGCCCTGTTTCTTAATACGACACGATCAGTGGTCTCAAGGTTCAAGGCGTTAATATCAGCCAGAAGGTTCTCTGTAGCTTTTGTTACAAAGTCTTGCCTTGAAGCTGTATTGTTTTTAACACTACGACTTTTTCTAGCTGATGTCTCAGAACTCTTCATACGACCACCACCAGAACCAGCAGGTAAGATGGAAAAGGATTCTACGTATGCACCAGTATCGACAGGGGAGATTGATACAGCATAATCAGCAATAGCCTCTAGCTTATCTTTAAGAAGCTCATCCGCCTTAAACTGTAATGCTGCCATCTTTTGTTGCAGAGATGGGTTGATGATAAGAGTTGTTTGCTTACTCATAAGGTTATTCCCTTACATTGCAGAGGTAACAAACCTTTGCCCCAGCAGAGTAAATAGTTACTACTGAAACAATCGTAACTTTATCTCCAACACCACTGATACTGTCGTCTGAGTCTGGCTCAACGGAAAAACCTAATGCAGGAATAACACAACGACGAGAACCACGTTTAATTTCATCTAAGTTCCCAGCAATACCAGCTTCTGTATTGTAGAAGTAACCCGTAAATGGGTAATCTGTAACAGCAGAGTTATCAACACTGCCTGTAGCTGGATTATATGAACCCTCAGACGTAACCTTATTTAGAACCAATGGTTGACCAAAGTCTCGTACAAGATTAAGCACATCGTAGGAGTAAAAAGACATATTCTACTCCTTATTCGTATTCAGGGGTTTGGTAGCTCGGTGGGTTCTTAAAGCGGTCACGACGGAAGGAACCTTCAATACGGTCAGTGTTAGCCCGTACATTCTCAATACCAGTCTTGGTGATACCACCAGCAAGGACACCGATACCGACAAAAGAACCTGATCCAGAGGTCTTACCCTGATATTCTAAGTTATCTGCCAAGAGCATATACTGTTTGGCAAGGTCACTGTAATCAGCTTTAAGAGCGCCATCAATACTTGTGTTGACCTTACGGGAATACTTAGATGCAATAGCACGGGCAACCCAACCAGCGGCGTAATAGATATTGTTACCATTCTCTGATAGAGAGAACATAACCTCTTCATTCTGAGCTTGCTGGTCTAGCGTTTCAGTGTCACCAACCAAAAGTCGGACTGTGTTGAGACGACCAGAGGCCGTAGTTGTATCCAAGTCTGTAGGATCATATGACCAAGCCATGTAGTCGTCTCCGATATTATTTAAGTAAGGATTTTCTCTCGGATAGCGTAGAAGTCTTCTGCGATCCAACTATTATTGTTTAAGAAGCGACGAATAAGACCACGTTGCTTATCATCTAGCTTAGACTTCTTACACTTCTTAGTCTCAAACTCTGAGGTACTTGATGTACGCTTCTTAACTTCTGCGTTAAGTAGGTTAACAAGGGTCTCTAGCTGTTTTCCAGCCATTTCTGACAACCTGTCACCAGCTTTAGTCTGGACTTCTAAATCTTTATTGTGGTGGATATAACCAGAAGCGTAAAGAGTTGCGACCTTATCGTCATCAATTCCTCGCTCTAACCAGTTAAAGTGATCCCCTTGGCTCCAAGTTTTACTGTCTGCCATGAAAGGACGTTTGATAAAGACAGGCCAATCAACCTGCCAACCCAAGTATGTGGGATGCATAATTCTATTCCTATTTACTGTTAATGGTATTTTATAAGTTGGGTTGAACCCCAAGCCTAAGCTCAGGGTCCACCGTTATCTTAGAGGATAGCTTAAGCTACAACATCTTCGAAGAAGTAACCAAGGTCAGCACCAACAACTTTCATGTCGTATGCCATCTTAACTTGGATATGCTCTGCAACCTGCTGACGCTTCAGTGCATCGTCAGAGAAGGATTCAACAGTGATACCAAGGTTGTTTACGCTTGGGATGTTGTTCCATGCGAAGGTCAGACCAGCCGCAGGTGTCATCAAACCAGATGTACGTGGTGTGTGAACCAAGAGTGCGTTCTTACCACCGATGAAAGCGTTAGCTTCTGCAAGACCTTCAGCAGCACCGTTCTTCACAGCTTCCATGACGTAGAAGTTCTCTACCTCAAAGATTTCAGCCAGCTTGGCATCTGTGATGAGTGCTGTGTTAGTAACAGTAGCACCGCCATTCAAACGTGCAAGCACATCTGGGTGGTTGATGAGGATGTCACGGACTTCTTTACCGATAACCATTGTGTTTGGCTTGAAGCCACCAGACTTAAGCTGCATGGTACGACGAGCAGTAGTCACATCAGTGATTGGTGTGGAGTTCGTGTAGTCAGACCACAGGTTGGATGGAGTGTTGTCTGTACCCCAGATACCAGCAGCGAAGAAGGAAGAAGCGAACTGCTCTTCACGCTCAATCAGAACACGGTTAACAAGTGTCTGTGCGCCAGCAGCACGGATTTCCAACATAGCATCTTCGTTAGCAAGTGTCTGCTCATCGAAGTCCATGCCAAGGCCATATACGTCAGCATAGTAGCTGTCGTTGGACAGAGCCAAACCAATGCGGTTTACTTCTGTGCGTGGAGCAAGTTTCTTAACATCACCAGAGCGGTTCATACCTGCACGGTCATAGATGTAGTACTTGTCAGACTGACGCTGAACACCTACTACTGGGAAAACCTTGTCAGCAACAAAGTTAGATTGTTCTTGTACATATGCCAGTGTCAGGTTCGACAACGGCATGTCGATATGTACGTTAGATGGGGTCAAAAGAGGCATTATAATATTCCTTTAAATGCTTTGTTATTATGGTTAGGCTACGACGTTACCGCCTTGGATAAGCTCAATAGCGATGATTTGACCATCGACACCAGCTTCCTTGGCATAACCCATAACAACATCACCAGCAGCGGCTGTGAGTGCATCACCAGCAGCGTCAGTTTGAACAGCAGCACCAGCAGCAATAGTGCCACCAGCAGTTACCATAACTTTACCCGATACGCAGATAGTAGTTGCGTTACCAGCAGCAGCGCCAGCAAGGCAGATGCCATAAGCCTGTTCGCCAGCAGTGCCAGCAACAGTCACAGCGCCACCAGCGTCGAGAGTTACGAATTTAAATTGAGTAGTACCACCAACACCAGCGATTTCGGTGCGGTTATCACGAGATTGCATAACAGCCATTGTTATTCCCCTTTGTAGGATTTATTGATGAGTGCTTTACCAGCTTCGGTCTTAGCTACAGCAGCATAAGCCTTGGCAAATTCACTCTTTTTCAGTTGGTTGTCGTCCATGTAGGACTTTACGAGAGCATCTAGTTTGTCGGCAGAGGTAGCGAACTCGCCGTCTACATCGGACTTACCAAATTCTTGCATGGCTGCTTCAAAGGCTGCATCAGCGGCTTTAAGAGCTTCCATAATTGCTTCATCTTCGTAGAATTTAGCTACGAGAGATTTAGCGACATCAGTTGCGAAGTGTGGGAGAGCTTCACCAGCACGTTTCGTCAGTTCGATGTCAGCTTTTTCGATTTCATGTTCACGCTTGGCTACATCAGCAGCTTCAAGTGCTTTAAGAACTGGGGCAGGGATGTCGGACTTAACGACCATCTCGCCTTCAATATCCATCATCTCAACTTCAGCTTTCTTTTCGATTGCTTCAGCAGTGATAACAAAACCTGCGTCGATAAGACCCTTACGGAGCTTTTCGTTTTCAGCAGAGAAACGAGCAACATCAGCTTTAAGAGCCTCAATGTCGATGAGTTCAGCTTCTAAAGCCTCGTCTGCTTTCTCGGCAATAACTTCAGCTACTGGAGCTTCCATTTCTTGTTCTTCGTTCATTTTAGTTTCCTTATCGGAGTTATCACGCTTGAAGAGAGAGACCATTGCCTGTGCGTTGGCTGGACGATCCACAAGGGAAAGCTCCTCAAGGTGCAAGTTTTTTAGGAGATTAGGCAAATTAGATTTCCTCCTTCATGGCACGGCCCCCAATAGAGAACGCCGCAAGTTCACCAGACTTAACCATATCCCAGACTGCATCATCATATACTTTGTATGCGACGACCCAACCTTCACGATTAGTCTGAATACCTAGAGCTTCACCAATTTCCTTAGTGATGGGGAGGGAA